TTTTGCCTGAATTTGACCAGGTATTATCTCTTTTTAAAACTGGTACGGTTGAACCGAACCTTACTGATTGGCCGAATCTACCTTGGATAATAGTGTCTCCTTCAAAAGGTTGAAGGTTTCTTACTAATTGGTTTTCTTGAAAAGTATATCCAAGAGGAAGCGATCCTGAAGTAGCAGTACCAGAATATCCTTGAATATTTACAAACTGCTTTAAGAAGTTAGCATACTCTTCCATGTTAGGAAAAGCACCATGGTTTGCTCTATTCCATAAGCTATAAGGTGGAAAATAGAAAAATTGTTGATTAGAAGCACGATCATTTAACTTTTCTGATGGTCCAGCCATGATCAAAACAATCTCGTTGACTATTGGATATTGTCTGAGGAAGTTAAACATCGGCCAAGCCGGTTCAGAGACTTCTTGAGATTTTGAGGTGCTTAAAGTAGAATACAGTATTTCGTATCTTATTTTTCCTACATCAATAGGACTTCCGTAGTCTGGATCCCTTTCTTGGGTAGCTCCCTTATATGGGCCTAGTACGATAGACTTAACTCTACCGATTTGAAAATACTGACCTCCGTATTGACCAATATCAGCATTTAAACTTGGACCAAATATATATCCGTTAGACATTACGCGCTAGGGAGTTGTTTAGGATCTTTAATCTTTATAGTAGACACTTCACTGAAAAGCTGTTCAATATCCTTTTCTGTCAAAATTCCATTATCCTCTGCTCCTTCTTTCTTAGCTTCGGCAGAGGCTTTTTGGAATAGTGCCAATAGTTTCATTAGAACCTCATCGTTCTTGAGGCTAGAATCCATGAACCCTTTAAGTAAAGGTACGATGACAATAGCATCTCCAGGAGTCTCGATCATATCAGCAAGACGCATGATTTCTTGCTTGATAGTGGAGTCCTGGTTCTTGTGCTTGTTGTATACTTCTTCGACTAGATCAGCAATAGTTTTGCCTTTGAATATCTCTTTTTCTAGTTCCATGACTTTTAGAATAAATATTAATAGTCATGATTTTCAAGGTAGTTGTCTAGGATAGTCTTGTAGATGACTTTTAGTTTCTTAATCACTTTGGTGATCGTATTGGACTGGCAGTCTGTCATTTCTTTTACATAGATAAACACTGCCTTCTTGTTAAAAATGTCTATATTCTCACGTTTCTTGAAGATCTCTAGGATCGCATCAGCGACCTTCATTTCCTCAGTTTTGTCAAAAAGGTCTAGAAGGTTATCGTCAACATGTTTGATAAAAAGCTCGACTATATCTAGCTTATCTAGCTCTGGTTCTGGCTCTTTTACTATAATTGAATTGACTAGCGCATTGTCGTCACTTTGATCACCGATGTCTGCCTTTGACACCAGCTTCTTGTAGTTCTTTTGGTTGTAGATGATCAAATACCTCTTGGCAATAGTTCCAAAATAAGAGTAGGCCTTACCTTTAGATTGGTCGTAAAGGTCTAGCTTTTGTAAAAGAAAAGAGATAACTTCATACTTTAAATCTTCTATGTTATCTACTTCTGTATAGTAGAACTTAAATGTATGAATGATATTCTCTACAAGCTTATAAAAGCCGTAGTGAATCCTTTCGTTGTAGATCTTATTTCTTTTGGCCTGATTAGGTGTGTTCCTATATTCAAGAATAGCTTCTTCAGTTTCAGAAGTAAAATAGTTGTTCTTGGTTTTAGGCTTACGCTTTCTAGGTTCACCTTTCTTGGTTAGAAGAACTTCTTCTTCTTGAGCTAAAATATCCGTCATATTAATCTTCTATATAGTCATTAATAGTAGACTGCATTTGTTTAACGTTTTCCATCAAGCTCAAAAACTCCGGATCAGATTGGACCCAAAGCTTTGAATCTATCAAGTTAGCGCAGTTGTTAATTTCTTTCATGCAGCCCTGAACTCCTTGAATAAAGAATTGTTGTTTGACAACTAAGTCTTCTAGCTTTTTATTTTTGTTATACAGGTTCCAAATAACCCAACCTAGGACCGTTAGAACCCATAGGGATATTGATAAAATTGTTATTATCATATTATCAGTTTAATTGATTATCTATTTCTTTTTGTCTTACTTTTTTAAGTAATTCAATCCACTCTTCAGCGGCTTCTACTCCTAATTTTTCGCTAATATTTTTATGGATTTCAACCATTGCTTCATCAGTTTTTTCCATCATTTCAGCTACTTGGAGTTTTTCAGCTTTAAGTCTAGTTTCCTCATCTTTCCAGAATTGTTTTCTTTCATCTTCGGAAAGTGTTTTCCATATTTTTAAAGTCATCATATATTATAATATTTTATGATTCAACACGGCTTGCCATCATATCAGCATGATGTAAGATATGAACTAAATTACATTTTAATTCTGTATCTTTATTATATGTCATGAAGTATGGTTTGTTTCCTTCTTCATATAAACCATCATGAAGTTTAATAGCAAGATATTCGTTTTCTGAAACCTTAATACCAGCCTCTTGTAAATAATACAGGCTACGGTCTGATATTCTCATATGTGTAACCTTTGGATTATACTTGTAAAGAGCACCTTGTTTTTCTACATGCCACTGTGAATCATTCTCAATATAAACTGGAGCATCAGTTTTACCAAGTTTACCTAGATCATGATTGATGGCTGAGAATACTAACTCTTCATCGGTATATGTTTTTTTCTGACCAAACTTATCCCATACTTTTTGATAGACTAAACTAGCTTCAACTACACGGATAACATGGTCTAAGTAACCTCCAGGAAAACAATTGTGATGATCTAACTTAGTAGAAGCTGGAGCCATTACTAGTAGTTCTTCAATTGATTTGTAGAAGTCTATAAGCTGGTCTTTACGATCACCTTTGATGTGAGTATTGATCAGATTATAAAACTTGTTCAGATTTTCCATCATTTGTTCAGCCGATAACTTATTCATAACTTATTATTTTTATGTTAGCGTTCTTGTTCACTATTAATTAATGTTTCGATCTCTAAAAGTTTAGCCCTCATTCTTTCTACATGAGCTCTAAGTTCATCAATAGATCTTCCAGTTGCTAAAAGTGCTTCTTGACCATTAAGAAAATTATTCAGTTCGAATATCTTCTTTTGGATTAATTGTTTGTATTTCATATTGTTAATTTACAATTTAATTATATACTCTGCTAATTGATCTACAGAGTAAACAGTAAAAGATGTGGCTCCGTCTACTAAATTAGTAGTTTTAGATACAGCATCATAATTTTCGGTAAAGTGGACTATTTGAGTTATTTTGTTATTTATGTCTAATACAATAGCCATAGGATAGCTATCGTGACCTGTTAACTCTTCTACTTGATCACAAATTTCCGGGTGATCATCACAAGATACGTACTCAAACTTTGTGTTAAAAAACTCTAACTTACTTTTTAAGGCTTTACATCTAGTGCAGTCCGGCAAAACTAATAATTTTACTTTTGGCATAACTTATATTGTTTCTTCAAATTCATTATCTAATTTTTGCATTAGTTCAATCCAAAACAATTTTTCTTCATTATTAAATGTGTCAAAGTGTAATGACAAATATATGTATAATGCTTCTAATTGTTCTTCTGTTATTTTTTCTTCTACCATAAAATGATTTTATTATATAGGGTATTGCCTATATATAAAGTGAAGTTGACTTTGTTTTTTGTCTTAGTTTATATTTAAAAGCCCTAGCGGAATATGACCGTCGGATTTACCGATATTCTTTTAAACCTTCACTTTCGACTATCTTTCTATACCTGAAGCATATCTTAGTCTTAGCTCCTGGTAGCCGTTTTGGTTACTTGATCTAGCTCTCACTCATGGAATCTCACCAAGCTATGGAGTAGAATCAACTAAACCCGGCATTACTCACCAAGCAATATACAACAAATATTTGAAACAGAAAAATTTTTTTATAAATATTTTTTTTTCTCGTTTTTTTGTGTTATATTAGCTAGATGGACAAAGAATTACTCGTTTTAGGCCTTCTGGAGACAGTATTAGGTAAAGGAAAGGGTTCAAAGACTACTATGGACTACGCTTTCTATTGCCCTGTTTGTAAACACCATAACCCTAAACTTATAATCAATATCAAGTCTGGTCAATACAATTGTTGGACTTGTCACCCGCCT